AAATGTTGTTGTTAGAGTTCCAGAGAAGTTCACCGTTACTGTATCTCCAACGACTGCAGTAGTAATGTTAGTACCACCTGCAATAGTCAGTGTATCTGTTTGACTGTTAGCAGTTGTAGATCCTGTGTCACCTGCAACAGATGCAAATAAGTTGATACTTCCAATACCTGCAGTATCATCAGCAGGTAACCATTTACTGCTAGATGTATTCCATTTTAAAACCTGACCATTAGTAGGAGGTGTTGTAGTTGTATCAATATCTGCTAGTAAGTTTACACTAGAATATTCTGTTAATAATTTTGCTTGAGTATTACCTATACCACCTGCAGTGATATTCATATTTACATATGGATTATCATCACCACTGACTGTAAAGAAATATCCTCTATAAGTTCCAACTGCGGGTGCACCTCCTAGTGCACTATATTCATTATCGTATGTTATTGATGTAGGGAAGAGAATAGTTCCAGTAGCACCATCAAATACTGAAGTAACACCACCTGCAGCAAGAGCGATGTCACCAGTTCCATTTGTAGCAACTGTTATATTATTATTGTTTGAAGAAACTATAGAATTTCCATTTGTATCTAACGCTCCAGTGAGGTTAGTATAATCTGATGGTAAAAATGTACTACCGTTATATCTTAGAACTTGTCCCACAGCAGGGTTACTGGTACTGACAGTTAATGTCGAACCATTTCCTAGTGCTGTATATAACTCGTTAAAGTTGTCATTGACCTTATCGCCTCCGACTCTCAGGGTATCTCCCGTATTGTCGTTAGCAGCAGATCCCAGACCTATCGTTTGCTTGGCCATTGCTTGCTACATTTTTTAGTTATTTATGGGGTTTCGGGGTCAACTAACTCTTCACCGTATAGTGAAAGGTCAGGAGCAACATAATCATCAGGAACAACAGTGTCAACGCTGATGCCTGGACTTTGATATCCAGAACCAGTTGCACTAAGTTCAACACCTGCAACACCAACTAGTGCACGAATATTTCCATCGAAACCAGAGATGGAGTCTATTCTAACAGTTGGTCTAGTTGTGTATCCAGAACCACCGTTAGTTACTTGAACCTGATCAATGAATCCAGATGTCAAGACCGCAGTTGCAGATGCGTTTTGACCAAATACAGATCCAAGATAATCAAATGTGATTAGAGAGTTTGATGATTCAATAACAGCAACTTCTCTATCTGATGTTTCACCTTGTATATCAATAAAGTCACCTGGTTCTACTGGTGGTACAACTTCAGCAGCGTCAACGTCTGCTTCAGAACCAACGTATGAGAAGGCAACAAATGTTGATCCAAATCTAGGAACTTCAGAGAAGATAATTCTAGAACCAACAATCTCAAAACCAACACCAGGTTCTTGGATAACACCGTTGAGTGAACAAATGATATTGTTCTCAGGTCTTATCACACTAGACTGTACACCATCAGTCAGTGTCAAGGAGTAGAACACATCGTTACGTTTCAAGTTGAATGACTGTCTCAATGAGTCAAACTCGAATGAGATATCATCTAACTGTCTTAGTTTACCAATGTAGAATCCAGTGAATGATGCACCTAAATCTGGTGGTTCAGTAAACTGAATCTGGTTGGAGAACGCTGTGTATGCGTTTGTAGCACCTGGTGGTTGCAATATACCATTGACGAATATTAAGAGGTGTCCTGCGGGATCTGGGAGGTAACTAGTACCATTCGTGATGGTGAGTGGGAATGTTGTTGTAGTACCATCAAATCCTTTGAATGATCTCTTGACTCTTGCCTTAAGATCAACTTGTGAGAAGATAGCAGCACCGTAATCATCAGGTCCTCTAATAGCATCTCTAACACCAAATGATCCTGTTACATCACTAAGATATAGACGTTTGTTAACACCATCAACACGAACATCTTGTACAAGAGCAGCACCTTGACCTGCAGTTGTAACTATAGTTGCGATAGAAGCATATCCAACGGGGAATGTTGCTGCTAACCCGTAGTCTCCAATCTGATCACCAATAGAGAATGTTCCTTGATATTCAATCATGTAGACATAGTTGTTAGCAATATCAACATCAGTGATAATACCATATACAGATGAAACTTGGTTACCACTAACAACCTTATAAAGTCTGTTACCAACACTGAAGTTATTAAGTCCACTGATAACGTTAATACCAAATCTCTTATAACCTCTTGATGCGATTCTATCACCAACACCGATATCTAAACCTGCATACTTACTTACCACGATGTATTGTCTAGAAGACTCTGGATATACAACAGCAGTTGTTTCAAATGTTCCTAGTAGTGATTCGGTGTCAACAGTTAATTTACCACCTGTGTTATCTGTAACTGCTGCTTGATTCTTTAAGAATGAAGTAGGTTGTGCGGTTGCACCAGAAGTGTAACCCTTGAATGGAACGTCAGCAACAAAGTCTCCTTTAAGATCAATAATATGAACACGAGTTTCAATCGCACTAATCTGAGCAGCAGTAGAGTTAGTTGCACCAATCACATTATCTGATATTGCCCAAGGACCTGCTGTTACTTGTACATCTAGATACTTGAAGTTTTCATCTGAGAAGAATCCATATACCTTACCTGTAACAGATGGTGTACCTTGTTTAGATACAGTTTCATTCATAGTGTAAGGACCATCTGTTATATCACCGTCGATTCTAAATCTTGAGTATACTTGTACAACTAGACCTTCGTTCTTCGTTATTGACTCAACTTCAGCGTATGTGTTACTTAATGTACCATATGCAAAGTCAGAGTTATTAACACCACCACTTATTCCAACAGGTATTGATCTTCCGCTTGTGTAAACTTTAGTTGGAAGTTGAATACCATTTATTGTGTTTATCTGAATGTAAGATGTATCATTCTTAAGTTGATTTCTAATGATTCCCAAGAGATATCTAATCGAAGCAGATATAGAATCCTTAGTATAATCTGATGCAGCAGTGCTATCATAGAATGAATAGAATCCTGCGTTTGGTGAAGGTGAGGTTAATGTTCCGTCAAGAGATGCAATCATATATGTTTGAAGAAGATCTAGGATGTAGTTCTTAATATTAAATGATGTATCCGCATAGAATAGTTGACCACTTTGTGCTTGATATGGATCAAGAGCATTCTTAGTAAGTTTAGCACCCCATACAATAATACCAGTTGAACCATCACCTGTCCAAACAGTAGAACCAGTTGCACTCTTAATGATAATTTTGTTTCTTAGAGTTGTGAAACCAAAGGAGAATGTAGCAGTAATATAGCATCTATACCAACCATTTCCTAGAGGGAATACACCGAATGCATCAGCAGTTATACCACCTTGAGGTGTAAAGACAGTGCCTGATACACCATTTGTAAGATTGAGATCAAAGAATACATTTTGCTCACCAGATCCGCCTGGATCAAGTTGCATTTGGAATCTTATTGATTGTGAACCTGATGCCTTAACAAATGCTGAGAACGTAAATGTTTGAGTTTCTTGTGCACCAACAGCACCAGTATCGAATGATTCATTTGTACTATCAAATGTAGTTGTACCAGAATCGAATGTTTCAAATGCAGTTAAGTTGAAGTCTCTGTTTATTTCATGTTGATTATTAACACCATTATTAGGAGTTACATCTTCTGCAGTTTGTGAATCATCAGGAGCAAGAGTTGCAACGTTATCAGTGATTGTTACACCAGTTGAAGGTGTCCAGTTAACTGCATATGCTTCTGGATTTGTCCAAAGGTTTGTACCTGCAGTCTGACCAGAAACTGTAGATGTTATTGTTCTAGCATTACCAAGAGTTCTTGTATTTGCTACTTCAGTATACCATGTGTATCCAGATCCTACAGAACCTACAGTTGCAGTCGCACCAGATGTTTTACCTGTTAATGTATTTGTTGCAACCCATGCAGTTCCTGTAAACGGACCTACAACCAAGAAGTTATTATCAGGATTAAATTCTAGTACAGATGCATATCCTCCAACGTTAGATCTAATAACTTCACCAACTTGGAATGTACCAGTTACACTTGATATAGTGATTTGATATGCAGTTGTGTTAGTTCTAATATTTGTAGTCTGTATGTCATGAATAGTGTCATCTAATATTTCGTTAACAAAGTCATCATAACTCCAAGATCCAGAACCAAACTGAGCAACAGTTTGTGTTTGTATTTCCTGTAAGTAGTAGTTTCTATTATAAAGAAGATTTTTACTTGCACTTCTACCTTTTGTTCTAGCAGGAGAAAGTATATTTGTAGCAATCTCTATTAATTCTTTCCATCTATTTTTAACAGTTGTTGCATCAGTCAGTGTTAGAGAATCACGAACTGCAGCTTTCTGTGTATGTAATGCACTGTATGCACCTGCTGTACTACCTGTATCTTCACCAGTTGCATATAATAAGTTGTCTATTGCTTTTAGACCAATAGTTTCTAGTTGAGTAATACCATAAACTGTTGCTAATAATATCTGTTCGGTTCCTCCAATCTGTAAGTTGTATTGTAATGCAGCAGTTAAGAACTTCTCTATTTCAGCAACAATACTATTGTTACCACCAGTTTGTAAATCAGATATTCCACCAAGGATTATATCCTCAAGATTTTGTTGGAATGTTGAAGCACCTAATGCTCCACCTGTAAATGTAAATGCTTGGAACTGTACATTATTCAAGAGATATGTAAACTCTGTCTCCATTAGACCAGTTACCTCTTCTCTAATATACTCTCTATTGAAGTATAATCTATCAGCAGCAGTATTGAAATCAAGAGCAGTAGGAGCAATGAAATCATTTATTAATGTAACAAGGTTATCGATAGCAGTCTTGACGTTTGCACATCCACCTGCGTCATTAGTAATACCCCAGTCACCAACGATAATACCGTCAGTGTTATCGTAAGTTAGATCTCCTGTAACTGCTTGTTTAGTATAGAATGCTAATCTTTCGTGTGCATACACAGATTGATGAACCTGTAGACGTATATGCTGTAGTTCGCCAATATTATTAACATAGAATCTAGCAGCAGTGATAGTTCCATTATTACCACCATCCTCAATATCATCTGCTATTCCATCTAAGATTAATCCTAAGTCAGTTTTACAACGTATTGTACCATCTGTGGATGTACCGTTAGCATTTCTAGGCATATCAAATGCAAGAGCAGGATAACGCTGTAACATATCATATGCTGTTTTATCAACAATAACTTTTCTATTTGCACGAATTAAGTTAGCAGCATCACGGAATCTACCACGAGCATCTAAATCTATTTGATTTGTATATATCTGATCGTTTGTACCGTTATGATAATCAACAGTAAATGGAACTTCAGAGAACGCATTTATTGTACCACCAACAAACTCGTATGCAGGTGTAGATTTAGTTACAGTTGCAAGATGATCTACAGCAGGTGATTGTGATGCAAATGTCAATGTATCAGTAATGATATCAAATAGGTTTGCTACTGTTGATTGTACATCTTGACAATCTTGTGTTGAGTATTCAGATTTTGTTATACCATTAGTTACCGCACTAGAGAATGTGTGAGAGTACTGGTCATCAGCAGAAGACTTGCCGACGTTGATCGTGAACGTGTCGTTGGTATGGGCAGAGATTTTAAGAACTTGCTTAGACGCAGGGTCAGATTTTCTTGGATATGCTGTAATCTTTTGATTACCATCCTTGGAACAAGTGAATGAGACAGCACCATCCGCAAGGAATACAGAATCACCAGAGACAGTGATGCCATTAGTGGTAGCAGAAACGAATGCATGAGTGTAGTTACCTCCTGTTATTACGGTGTTAGATAAAGCACTAGAGAATGTATGTGTACTTGTATTAGAATCGGTTCCAATATTGACAGTTATAGTATTATCTCTCTTGATAATACCGTTTGCTGCAGCAGATACGAATGTATGAACATATTGATCAGCAGCAGAAGAAGGACCAACATTAACTGTAAATGTGTTGTCTGTCTTTGCTGTAATTCTTAACCATCTGCCAGAGAAAGGATCTGTTGAACGAGGATATGATTTAGTCTCATGATTACCATCTTTAGTACAAGTAAATGATAGTGAGTTATCAGCAATCCTGATCTTGTCTCCTACAACAAATCCGTGAGCATTTTGAGTGATGACTAAAACACCATCGGAAGTGCTATAGGTTGCACCTGTAGCAGTTGATGTTACACCATTTTGTGTG